CTCTTCCATCATCTGAACAGCAAATTCTTTCATCTGCTTCTTAAACACCTTCCTCACAAGCATGAGAAGAAGGGGTTTAAGTAATAAGAATAGTAAACTCATAATGTTACTTTCTTGGAATCATAATTGAGTTGACGAACCCAACACGGGAGTGATTTCACTGCTGCGTCATAGTAGTCGCCCATGTTATGATCTGCGACCCCATCAAATCTTGTGTCGTTTGCGTCCTCAAGTTTAATAACTGGATGAGTATGAACGTATCCAGCAAGCCATGGAGGAGTCGCTGGAACAATATCATCACCGTGTACAAACCTATAGTGTTCAAGATCCTTAATCCTCCTTCTCAATCTACGTCCTCCTGGTCTTGGTGAACCAGCAGTAACTAAACCTATATTAACATTACCCGACTCCCAAAGCAAGTCTGCGATTAATGTTGCCGTTGCACCACCAAGAGAATGCCCTGCTAATATTAATGTATTCTTAGGATTTAATCCTTCATAGGCAATAACTAATTCTGCTAATGTTCTATTGGCATTATTCTTAAATCCCCTATGACAATCATCCCTCTTAATAAGGAACTTTAAATTTGTCACCCAGTCTGTAGTTTCATTCGTACCTTCTACAGCAAGGATCGTATATCCATCAATCTTCCTACTAACTAGGTAATCTTTTTCATTAGGATATACATCTCTACAGCACCTAAGTGCTTCAAGAACTACCTCTTTTGGTATAGTCATTATTTCACTGCAACTGTTTTATATAGGTCAGTCGTAGATTTTTCTACCTTTTACTATCCTTCCTTTACCTTTTTTGTCATAAAACCTAACACCCTTAGCTTTATAATCAGCAAATTGGGCATCTTTTTTCTTACGATCTTCTATTTTTTTCTTCAGCCGATCTTTAGCTGCTTGTACGTCTGCCATAAACGTTTTGTAACTTGTTGCTTCTCTCTGCTGTAATGCAGGTTTCATATAAGGAGCATCTGTAACTAATTCTTTTGCTGCGTTGAACTGAGGTGCTTTGGGTTTACTCTTAGTAACATCTCTTCTTTTTCTCATTGCCTCGTTAACACCTTGATGCTCACCCTTTAGATCTCTCTTAAATAAATTCTTAGCACGAGACTTAATAGCTTTCCTATCTTTAACATCTACATTAGGCATAGTGCTCTCTTCCTGATACTTCTTATATTTCTTATCAGTGCCAGGTTTGTAATGTGGTTTATCACCTTTATTTTTCTGCGCCCACATAATAGCAAACATATCTGACTTACTACCTTTGAACCGACCTTCTTTACGTGCCTTATCAAAAGCAGCAGCAGTGCCACCTTTCTTTACACCCTTCTTCTTATCACCTTTAGTATGACCAAATCCTGGTGGAGATACTTCTCTAACATAATACTTTTCCTCATCGTACTGAGTGCCAGCTATACCTACTTCATTTATCGTCATAATCCTCCTCCATGTGACACGCTAAACGATGTTGTTCTTTAAGGTAAGCATATTGATTTGCTTCCTTGATCCTATCCTCAATTTCTTCTTTAATCCTTTCGATCAAAGTCATGAATATTCTCCGATCCCCCTACAGAAAAAGGGTTGTATTTACTAGTGGCAATCTTATATGCTTTTTCATGCATAGTTTCTTCTTCATCTTGAGGTTCAACTGAACTAGGTGCTAAATCCATTGGTTCATCAGGGTCAGGGTTATATTTGTAGTTAGGATCAAACCACTCATCATATGGCACTACATCGGGTGCTGGATAAGTCATTAATCGCTTCCTCTATTACTATATCTATCAGAATACCTACCGTCCGATGCCTTTTCAGTTGGATCTCTATGATCTTCCTTTGCTCTCTTTGCTCTGATTGCAGCATTCTTTTTCTTTTGAGCAGCAGATGGTTCGGGCATCTTATCACCCTTAGTCATAACTCCAGAACCATACTTGGCTTTAAGTTTATTGACTACAAAATTGAATGCCTTGTCTTCTTCTTTCACCTGTTCAGGAGCAACTTCAGTATCCTTGATCTTTGCTTTCTGCATCTCCTGACTTCTCTTCCTTGCCAACCTCACATTAAGTCTTGACATCTTTTTCTGGATCTCAAGTTCCTGTGGGGTGATTGGGACACCACCACCAACACTTTCATAAGCATATCTGTCATCAGACTTGCTTGTATCACCTTTTCTCTTTGCTGTATCTTTGGCAGTTTGAAGCATATCATCTGCTGCTCTATTCTTTGCAGAACCAGGTCCACCTTCCTTCTTAGCAGCCTTCTCAAATCTCTTTCTAACTTTAGGATCTCTCTTAAATGCTGCTAATACTTCACCTGTTTTCTTTGATTCATATCCTTCTTTATTATGAACATGAGCAAGATAAGTAGGAGACTTCTTCTCTACCTTACCACCTGCTCTTTTCTTTGCCTTGTTACCAGCACCTCTATCAGAATCTTCCCAGTCACCAGAGATCTTCTTCCCTGTTAGAGATGTATATGGTTGATAACCTTTACCACCTAGTCTTTCATCAAGTTCTACTTCTTCCTGTTGTATATCAGGAAACTTCTTTTTTACCTTAGCACGAACAGTTGCTTTCTCCTCTGGAGTTCCATGTTGAGAAACCAAACTTAATGCACTACGAGCATGTTTCTTGTCAGGGATAGGATAAGAACCTGCTTGCTTTCCTTTTGGACCTTCACCTTTACCAGGAAGAGCAAAGTCCTTATTAGGAAGTGCTCTTCTCTGATCAGCAGTTAATCTTGCTTCTTGGAATTGATCAAAAGTTTTCATCTTACTTTTCTTTATTCATTTTTGCTTTTATTCCATCCATCTCTCTACTGATGCTGCTCATCCTATATCTTGCGTGACCAGATGCCTCACCTTCATCTCTGGCAAATTGCATTGCCTTCTTGGTTGTTTTATCATAAAGTTTTCTCTTTCTTGCCAATCTATCAGCAAGTTTTCTTTCTGCTTCATCAAGTCCTCTAAATCTTCTAAAGAATTCTAACGATTCTTTAGCATCTACCTTCTTACCATATGTTATGCAAGGATCTTGTCCACAACCACAGTTCTTATTACCTTTTCCCTCTTCAATTTTATCTGCCTTAGCAACATTCTTACCCTTTAAGGTTTTAGCAGCAGTAGAAAGAGCTTTAATTTCTTTCTTTACCTGACCTTCAGCAACATCATGCTCACAGTTTGGTTCACAATCATCATCACAATCTACCTGATGATGCTCAAGAACCTCACCACCAATCTCTTCAATTGCTTCAGAAATCTTTGGGTTAATTACAACCTTATTGTTTACCTTTCCTTCTTTAACTTTTTTTTCCGCCTTCTCTTCAGGTTCAGCAACTATTTCAATAAGAGAACTAAGGTCTGTTCTCCAATCAGATAAAGATTCTTTCTTTACCTTCTTTTTCTTATCTGCATGATACTTACGCATAGCAGGTAATGGTGACTCTTCTGGATCTCCACCCTTACTAATACGTTTCTTTTCTAAACGTGCAAGAATATCACCAATATCTGCTTCATGTATTACATGCTCATGCATATGTCCTTCCAAGATTTCTAAAGAAGAAACAGGAACATTCTTTTCAATACCATGCTCAAAGAAAACATCATAGTGTTGTACTACACCGTTCTTATCAAGATCATGCATTCCTTTTACAGGATTACCAATACCAAACTGTTCATGCTTTACCTTTGATGCACAGTCATGCTTTTTCGCTTTCTTTTCCCTTTTACTAATCTTACCATCTACATCACTCTTTTCATACCACTTACCATCACCATCATCGTCTTGCCATCTTTTTTCTTCACCGTGCATACCTGTATGATATTTCTTATGCTTCCAGTTAGGATCGTCTTTCTTCATCTTACTGCGTTCCCATGCAGCATAATCCTTTTCTTTCTTTGCTGCTTTCTTCTTACCGTGCTCACTATCCCAAGTAGCATCCTCACTACCTTTCTTTGATCTATCGTAGTCAACAATAGCAGCAACAGTCTTATAAGTATCCTTTACATTAACTTCTTTCTTTTCACTTACATCCTTCATAGCTTCTCTATAAGCCAACTTCTGGTTCCATGATTCTACTGCATCTTCTAAACGACCACCTCTTGAGATGATAGATGCCTTATGTCTTGCAAATTCATAATCATCTTTTAAATGATCAGCAGCTTTATATGCTTTATGACCTGCTTTATAGTTCTGATATGCCTTAGTATTAGCTTTCTTATCAGCAGCAGTGACTACCATACGATCATCTTTAGGTGCTTCTTTCTTCTTCCCACCATAGACAGCTTCCAAATATGTTTTTGAAATATCGTTCAACTGATTATTAGACATTGTAAGACACTAATTTTTTTCTATACTTATTTATGAATTTTCTAAGTTCTTTTTATAAACACAGTAATAAGCTCTAAAATATGGTTCTATATTACTATAATAATAACTATCTTTAATATAAAGACATTTAAATTTGGGTTGAGAATATAATCTATCTAATTGTTCTTCATTAAAACGATATGGATTTTCAAAATTACTATATCTAATCTCATAAGGACTTAAAACTTTTAAAAGTATAGTAGTATTATCATGACTTATCCTATCAATCATATCAAAATAATTATTATACCTCTTATCAACAATTAAATTATGTATCAATCCTCTATCTATAATAACATCATACTTTTTTTCTAATTTACTATTTAAAGCATCATCTATAATAAAATTACTAAGATCATACCACAAATTATTTGTAATATCAGTTGCTGTTACATCAAAACCCATCTTCTCCAAATTATATGCCTGTGAACCATTACCACATCCCAAGTCTATAACACTCAAACCATTTTTATCTTTAAAAAATTCTTTAAAATCTAAATCAAGATCATTATAATCCCAAGGAAAGGATACTAAATCACCAAAACTAAAAGATTCTGCTTTAGAATTCATAATAACATAATAAAAAACTACTTAAATTTAATTTATTTTTTTCTATACTTATTTACAAATTCCTTTATATTAAAATTATTAATTTTCTTAGTTCCAGTAGCTGCCATTGCATTTTTAAGATATCCAGTTGTTCCGACAAGAGTATTTGGGTGCTTTTTATCCCTCATTCTACTACTCATCTTGACTTCAGTGTACTCCATCACATCTTTTACCCAAGATTTGAACATATTTTCTTCTTGTGTAAGACAAATAAGATGATTTGCACCTCTACGAATTATTCTACCAACCAATCCTGTGTTCAAACTCTCTACAATATCACCAATATTAAAGATTTTTTTGTTAACATACTGATCACGAAGACCTCTTGGATCATATTTTGGTGCAATCTCCCATAACTCATATGATTCTTCTACTTTCTTTTTCTTTACCTTCATTCCTGTGCGAACAGCATCAAACATTGCCTGAACATCAGCACCCTTCAATCCTTTTGGAGTTCCCTTCTTAAAAGTCTCCATATCATCATCCATTACTGCCTTTCTAAGCTTAGATGCAGACATTCCTTCCACACCTTCTGCATCAGAATCCCTTACACCAGCAGAAATAACCCTAATTTGATCAAAATCATAGAGTTCACCGTTGTATTTTGTAGCTAAATTCTCAAATTCTGACTGTCTATCTGCTCCAACAATGATATTTACGTTCTTATAACCATCCTCAAATGCTGTTGTAAGGACATCAAAGATAGTTTTCATCTCTGAATCATTAATAATTTCCTCTTCATAATCAGGGAACATCTTCTTCATATATGAGATCTTCATGTCAGGATCAAGAGGATTTTTCTTTGCATCCTGTGATCTTGATGGATAAATCTTGAGTGGTCCACCTGCTGCTGCCTTTCTTGCTGCTCCTAATAATTTTTCATGACCTACAGTTGGAGGATTAAACCGCCCAAATGCTGTTGTTAGTGTATCTCCTTCTGCTTTTCCACCACCTTCTCCTTCTACTTCTGCTGCTTTTGCCTTCTTTTCTTCTGGTTTCTTCTGTAAAGGTGCTCCTGCAAGTTCATCAGCAGCACGTTTCCGTTCCATCTTCTGGACTGGATCTACATTCTGTGGTTGCCTTTTCTTCAGAAAAACTAACTTACCTTTTTCGGTAGCTGCAACAAGACTACCACGAGAGTCTATCCACCCACCATGTCCATCACTTTTTAGGTTTAACTTAGCAGCTTGTTCCGCAGCTCTTGACGTACCTGCTTCTGCTAGAAATTGGAAAAGATTCTTCATAACTATATTTAGTGTCTAATAAATCTTACCAAATGGACCATAACCTGCATTAAAAAATCCACCCTTCCTTCCTTGTTTTGCAGCAAGATAAATTAGATCGGTACAAAAATCATTTACAGATCCTTCTCCTGTTTTGGGAAGAGAAAGAATAGCATTTAAAAAACTAATCTGTTGCAATTTACTATTAGCAGTCCATGCTTCACCCTTTCTATCCATAGTCTCTTTAATATTAATTACACCTATTACACTAGCTAAAGAAGGACTTACATCACCCATATCAGCAGTAAAACCTAAAGATTTACATTTTGTTTGTATATTTTTAATCTGTTTTTCAACTGCATTCATTTTTGTTCTATTAAATGCGGTCTTAGTTTTTGGATAATTCTGATGAACTTGAGGAAATTGAGTTAAAATTCCATATGCTTTCATAATATCAAAAACAAATGCTCTTGTTGCCTTACCCATACGAGCAGTGCTTTTACCTTTTTCAGTTGGTTCAAATTTTAAATTATCCATTCTATCAGTAGATGTATTTTTTATCTGAACTGTATAAGTAACATCATTATCTTTATCTTCTATAGTTAAAACTGTATCTTGAGTTTCTATTGTTGGATACCCTGTCGTTCCCAAATTCTTTCTTATTGATCTTGCCTCTGCTTTTTTATCCACTATCATTTGACCAAAAGTATCAGATTTTTTATTTGTATCTTTCTTTATATTGATACGTTTAGTTCCAAGATAACATCTTACCCCAGTTAATTTCATCTGAGCAGACTCTATTTTTTTAAAATATTCTTGTGTGACATTAACTTCTACATATTTTGCTGGTCCACCACCAACCTTCTTTAAAGAAATTCCCATTAACTGTCTATTACGAAATAATATTCTAAATATCTGATTTAATTGACTCAATTGAGCCTTCATAGATCCTTTAGTTCTTCTGGGAGCTTTAGTTGCATTTTCTATTAACGTCTTCCATTTTTCTTCATCCTGTATTAACCAAATATCAGCAGGGTTCCAATTATCTTTATTACCTATTTTAAATTCTGTTTGAAGATATTCTTCTATCCATTGCATAAATGGTTTACCTGATGTTTTACTATCAGGTAGTATATATGGAGATCCATCTTGACCACCATCACGGGTAAATTCTGTAAAATTGGGTTGACCTATTTTTTGTAATAAAGCTTCCTGTTGTTTATAAAAACTTTCTAACCATTCATCATCTGCAGAATCATTCCAATAAACACCACCAATTTTATACCATATATTATCTATTTCATCAAACGTATCAGAATCACTTTTTAAACTTTCCCAAGATTCCCATTTGGTAGCAGCATTATCTTGAATAGCTCTCTTAAAAACCCATGCAGATCCTAACTCCTGCATTCTAGTTAAAGTGGCAGGAGAAAGTTGTTTGCTTGTTTTTACAAAAGGCACTTATTAACCCTCCTCTCTTTCCTTCTCCTGATTCTTTTCTTTCTCCATACGTTTTCTTTCTTGTGCCTTACGTTTCTCTTCTTTCTCTTGCTCTAACTCCTGACGGATCTCATCCTTCATTGCTTGTTTCTTTTCCCTCTCTTCCTTTTCCTTCTCTCTTGCTGCTTGTGCTTTGTCTCTTTTATCCTTTGCTTCTTGTTTTCTAACATCAATTGCTTTTTGATCAGCAGCACCTTTTTCCTTAGCTGCAGAAAGTCTCTGTCCAGCATCAGATACAGATTGAGCATTCTGTTGCTTCAATCGTGACATCTGTTCTCGTTTTCTCTGAACAAGTTCAAGTCTTCTTGATTCTATATCTTCAAAAAATTTACCGTATGATTTCATCTCTTTTTAAAATAGTGGTTAATCACCTCTAATTGATCATGGTAACGTGAAATTTTATCTAACTCAACTCCTATTGCCTCTGTTATATCAGAGTGTTCTCCAATACCTGCTGGATGCTCAAGATAAACTTCAACATTAGCTTTGTGCTTTTCGATTTCACCAGTAGCATGTGCTGATACTGCTCTAATTAATTGATCTCTCATGTGTAATGCCATAATAAACTCCATTATCTAGGAGTATTTATGGAGTTCATTCTTCTTCCTCCATAGGTGTGTCCCAGTGACCTTCTATCTTACCATCCTTATAATAATATCTGTCAGGGGATGACTCACCCATATCCTCTAGACACCACTCATATTCTCCATCAGAATATTCTTCTTTCTTATAAATTGCATATCTTCTCCAATGAACTATAAAGTAGAACTCATCCTTAATCCAATCATTATTATTACAAAATTCTAATAACCATTTCTCAATATCAATAGTATCAATACCATTCATTCCTGGTGTGAAATCTTCATCTTCACATTCTGCATACTTATAGTCTTCATTCTCTGGTTTATAGAATTCAGAAAATGCTTCCCAGTCATATTGGTAAGCATCAAATTCTTTAGGAGATTCCCACAACTCTACAGTTGCCATCTGCCATTTACCAAAAGAAAATGTGGTGTCATTGTAATCACCTACTTCTTCACCCTCTACGATAAGGGGTTTAAATTCGTCAGTCATAAGTCACCTTCTACACGATTTTCTGAATGATGAACATCAAAAGATCCACCAGGATATCTCTTCTCTAACTTCTCTACATTCATTTCAATTATCTCATCAAATGTAGTATCTAATGCCATACATGCTTGTGCAATATACCAACAGATATCACCCAACTCTCTCTTCATATGAAAGACATTATCTTCATTATATGGCTTACCTTGAAGAATTATCTTCTTTACTACCTCAGTAAACTCACCTGACTCAGCAGTTAAACCAAGTGCAGCAGTTAATAATTGAGGAATATTGCAGTCATCTTCTATCTCAAGTTTATTAGTTCTACTAAGCAGAGCCGCATAATCTAAACTCTCATTACTAGTTACACCCTTTACAAACTCAAGGTACTTTTCTGTATCTACAGTCACTTTACCAACCAATCCAGAAACAACTCTTTCTGCTCTTTCTCTATCCTTTGGATCAGTAAAAGGATTTTCTCTATCGGGATCATTACGTTTGTAATCATAGTAAGCATCAGAATGTTCTATAGTCATTTATAAGAAAATAAAAAATCATTTACCAAACTATCTGCCTTTTCTTTTCCAAACTTACCAGCAAGAAATCCTCCCACTGGATCTAGTTTAGTCATGTAAGCATCAAAGTCATTATAGAAACTCGTATCAGTTCCAGTTGGTTTCTCTAATTCTAACATATCTATAAACTTAGTCAAGTATTTTTCAAACATAGGAAGATGTGCATCAACCTCATATTCATTAACATATTGTATATAAATGTTCTTTGAAAAATGATTACCTGGTTCAAAGAATCTATAATCTCCTCTTCCTATTGGCAATCCTTCAACCTCAAACAAATAATTCTCTACAGGATGTTGGAAATCAAATACAATAATAATTTTCTTAGGAGAGAACTTCATTAAGTCCATACCAAAACAAGGAAGGTTACTACCTGTTTTTGGATATGCTATACAATTAAAAATATCAACATTCTTACCATCATGTATATCTACCTGTCTTGACTTAAGTAAATGTGGATGAGAATGATCTATCGCATTCAAAGATGTTCCTTTTGCTTGCCATGATGCCCATAAGTTCTCAATCTTACAGGGTAACATTGACCTATAAGTGCTAATGTAGTTTTGCCAAATTGTCATTAGAATTTAAATTCAGAAAAGGATTTTTTAGGTTTCTCTTTGAAAATATCGTCTTGTCCACTATCAACTATATCCTCTTGAGCACTTTGTTCACAATCATACAATCTCATCTTTGCACGATCAATACCCACAACAAATCTCTTGAAGATAGTAGGATCATTATACCTATTCTTCAATTGCTTTACCATTATTTGATTTAACCCTTCCAACTCTTCTGTAGAAATAAGGGCAAACATAAGGTCAGCAGTAGCAGGGAGTCCAAAAGACTCAGAGGTGTCAGTAAGGTCCACATCAGAACTAGCAAACCCGCTACGAGTAGTTTGAGTGGCAGATACAATCGGAAGGTTCGCCTCAACTGCGAGACCCCGTAATTCTTCTGCGATTGCTTTGATGTATGAGTAGGAGTTAACGTTACTTCCTGCTCTGTATCGTGATGAGGCACATATATTAAGATAGTCTATGAATATTATATCAGGTTTAAATGACTTTTTCAATGCCAGTTCATTAAGCAATCCTTTAAAGTGTCCAGAATGTGCAGCAGCAGTAGGATATTCTTTAATAATCAATGTACCCTGTGTTTTCTGAGCAAGATTTGTGACCTTACTATCAAACATTTGTTTAGGCAAATCTGTTATGTCCTGTATATTGACATTAAGTAAATTAGCATCGATCCTCTCCGCAATCTTTTCCTCTGCCATTTCGAGAGTGATGTAGAGGACGTTCTTCCCTTGGAGGAGGACACTGCTAGCCACATGACACATGAAAAGAGACTTTCCAACCCCTGTGCCAGCAAGAGCAATGTTGAGAGTTTTATTCGGGAGACCCCCTTTCGTAATTTTGTCGAAGTACTCAAG